ACCCTAATAAGAAAAATTTTAATTACTAAAAAAAATGAAGAATTGGTTAAATAATTTAACAGGAAGAACCCAAAGAAGAATTGATAACATAGGGGCAAAATTACTTAGCAAATATGATGACGAGGCCTCTAAGTATTTAGGATTAGGTAGATTTTCTTCTAAATCTAAGGAAGCTAAAAGAGACTTAGAAAGGATACAAAGGCTTAAAGATAAATCCAAGAAAAATAGATTAGCAAGTGCAGGAGTTCTAACCCTTGGAACAGGTGCAGCAGTTGGTACTTACGCTTACGGGAAAAATAAAGATAAAAACAAAGAAAAAAGATTAAAAGCTTCTTTAGTGGACAAAGCAGATAGTATCTATAGAAAAGGGCAGCAAGACTATGAGACTCGAATGCTTCAAGACCCTAAATTTCCTTTACCAGTTAAGCTAAAATTGCTAGAAAGCAGAGGAGTAATTAAGCAAGCTTCCTTAAAAGGAGTGTTCTCTCTGGGCAATATAAGAAAAGCTAAGACTCTTAGAGATGATTTAGGAAAAGAGGTTACCCGACTAAGTAAAGTAAAAGCAGACGATAAGGTGATAAGAGAAGCTTCTGATTTACACACAAAAGCTCAGAAAAAAGTAACGAAGGAAAGACTTAAGTCTTACGGAACTTACGGGGGTTTATTAGGGGCGTCAGGATACGCAGGGTATAAATACATAAATAAGCAGGCTAGTGTTTCTCAACTGCCTTTAATAGGAGCTGGAGCTGGAGCGGTAGCAGGTCCAGTAGTAGGTTACTTGCACCCAGAAATAGATAGTACAAAAAGAAATTTAATAGAGTCTTCCGTTTTAGGGGCTATTGTAGGAGGTAGTGTTGGAATAGGAGCAGCGTATGGACTAAAAAGAAGAGGAGCAGTAAAAAAAGCTAAAACACCTTCAGCACCCAAAAGCCCGAAAGTGCCAGACAACACAAAAACTTTAGAAGAGATACCTGTAACGTAATGAATAAAAACAAGTTTATAAAATTCCATTCTTTGGAGTATGAAGATGATATTGAAGATATGGATGATTTAGAGCAGATGATCGCTTTTACCTCAAACACAAAGCCGAGTATAAGAGTACCAAATCTAGTAAGAGTTGAAGAAATTATAAGAATAAGACCTTGTCATATAGACTCAGAAAACTTAACTGAGGTTCATTTACTGGACGGAGATATTTTAATGGCAGACGAATCTTATGATTTATTTGAGGCCAGATTTCTTGGTATTATGCAAACAGATTTTAATAAAACTTTCAACACGCAAGAAGCTAGCCAAGGGGGGCTTTTTAAATGCTGTCTAAACTAGCTAAGAATGGGGAAGGATTTTTCCGAAGCGAGAAAGAAAAGGAGATATTCTTTAAAGAATTTAAAAAAGATATGATTGCCGGAGGGGTAAGTGGGGCTGTTGTTCAAGCAGTAACTCATCCTCTAGACACTTCTATAGTAAAGGCTCAGAGCGGTAGTAGCAAGGTATTAAGCAGGGGGGACCATGTAAAAACTATAGCTAAGAAGATAGGAAAAGGTACTTTAGCCAGTGCAGTAGGATTTCCGGTATTTACAAGCGTTGCTTATTTAATAGATCGTAAAAATAAAGAGAAAACTAAAGAGAAAACAGCTTCTTTAAAACTAATGATGAAGAACCCAGGAGGGTATAAGCAAAGATTACCTTCTTATTATCATACGGATAGCTTTAAAGGAGTGGGGCAGACCCAAAGATATAGACCTACTGGTGAGGTTATAGATAACTTGGTGGAAGAGTTTATAAACCGTAAGCCTCCAAAAGGTATACGAAAAGAAAAATACGTACCGGTTAAATCTTATCAATTACAGAAAGCTGCCAGCCTTGGATTGCTTAATATATTTGGTAAAGGGATTAAAGCAGCCTTCTCTGGAGGTAGAATGAAAAACTTTCTAAAAGGTGGTTTTGGAGGATCTTTAAAAGGCAAGTCGGCTAAAGCGGGATTTGCAGCATCACTCGCTGTACCTATACCAACGGCCAGTGATATAAATAAAGGAAAAAGTTTATTAGAAAAAACAACTAAAAATACAGGTAAAATAAGTTAATATGAGTAATTTAATAGAAAAAAGTGAATTAAGAAAAATAGCAGCCGTAGCGTTTCTAGAAGAAATGGAGAAGGAAGCAGCAAAAGGGACAGGGTTAATCCAAGCGATAAAGAATAGCACTAGCTCCACAAAAGGTAAAGCTAAAGAAGTTTATGAAGGCCTTAGAGGCAGAAAACTCCCTAAAAATAAAGAAGGCTTAGTAACTAAATCTCAAGGAGACGCAATGGCGGCCAGAGATAAGTACAGAAATAAAGGTTTAAAAGCTAGAAAGCATCTAAAAAGTAACAAGAAAAAGTATATTGTAGGAGGAGCTGCTGGAGCTGGAGGTACTGGATACGCCTTAGGTTCAGAGGATAATGAATAAAGTTCTTATAGAGCATAGCGGTACATCTTATTACAACACACTTGCCCAAGAAGTAAGTGATGTCTTAGAGTACGTGTTTGATTTAGAAGTTGAACACATGATAGGCCCCTCTTACTCTCCCTTAGTAATTTACACAGAAGGAGGGTCTAAAGTAGTGGACTTAACTGCAGTACCTAATAGAGAGTCCTTACGAATGCTTTTATCTTTAAATAATTTAATTTAATACAATGTCAGCTTTAATACCCCATTTAAAATATATAGAAGCTTTGATAGTATCAAAGCTTCCTCTGGATACTCTAAAAGATAAGCTGGACAACCTTTCGTTGCCAGTACCAGAGCAAGCTATACCTATTATCTTAAGAACGCTTAGAAGTGAAAAACCAGATTATTTTGATGGAAAGAATCCAGACCCCGCAGACCCTGACTGGATACGAGATCTTCAAGTAACAGAGTTCTTTTGTGAATACACTGGGTTTTCTTTACCCGGGGAAACCCACCCTGTAAAGGGAGCAATGAACTTGTTAGACGACCCGCTAATGTACAGACTAATAACTTCTATGGCCATAGCTAAAATGACCGACGAAGATATCGAAATTATAGTTAATGGTAAGTTTAATATGGAGTACAGTGCGGAGGATATAAAGCTTTTTCTACACTACTTTTTTAATGTAAGTAAGTGGACTTTAAAAGAGCGTCAAGCTTACGTAAAAACTATACAAGAGCCCCAGCTCCTAAAATACTATAAGATAGCTTTAAAAGGAGATAAAGATTACCTGCTATGGAAACTAGGAGCGGCGCCCGAGAAGGATTTTGGCATTATGCTTAAAGATATGATGGGAGACGCTTACTATAACTTTAAAGAGCAATCCAAAATTAAACCCGAGCTGGCACAAAGATGGGGTAATTTAGCTATTAAGCTTACAGACAGAATAGATTCCTTTGAGAAAGAAAAAAGTGATATTAATAGTGGGGGAGGTGTAACTAGTTTTGAGTTTAAAATTAAAAGATATAGCGATCCCCAAGAAGATACCGGAGCCGGGGAAGAGAAGCACTTGATGGACTTACAACCAGAAGAAGTGGGGCATGGAAAAGAAGAAGACTAAAAACATACACGTAAAGATAGCAGGAATCTTAAATACACCTAAGGATAACTTAGCCCCTAATGTTTTTGATTTAACTACTAAAAAACTACATCCTCATGTAAAGGCTCAGATTTTAAGAAAAGTTTTAGAGATATTTGATGGGGACAGAGTTAAAGGTTTATTTATAATTGGGTCTATCACAGGGTATAAATGAGACTGGGACAGCGATATAGATGTTAACATAGCTATAAAAGGCTTTGAGCCTTCCGTAGGTAAAACTAAAATGACTAAGCAATTTAACGGCTCTTATATAAAAGATACCCAGCATCCTATAAACTTCTTTGTAAGCGAATTTCATGAAAACACTTTAAAGTATTTTTCAAGCGCAGATTGAGGAGTATACGAGATCTTAAGTGATTCCTGGTTAACGCCCCCGGGAGATCCAAAAGAAACTAAACACCCTAAAAACGAATACTGGGCAGAGCTTATACTGGCCAAGGCTAAATCAAGAGAGTTTGACAGAAGAGCTAGACTTTGGAAGGACAGTAGAAGAGAGCTAGTAAAGAAAAAGAATAAGTGGAAAGATCATAACTCCTTTATAGGGGCAGATGAGATTCAAAGATTAGAAAGAAAGACTTCCCTCCTTTACGGAGATTTAAGAGATTTTGTAAGAGAGGTTGATAAAGACAGAAAAAAGTCGTATTCTGTTGCGTTCGGAATAGGTAGAAAAAGTGAGGATAACGTAGTCTTTAAATTTATAGAGCACGGACCCCACGGTACTTTATTCGAAGAATTAAAAGAACACAACTCAAATAAAACTTTAAACAAGGCAGAAGAAAAAAATGTCAATCAAAGTAGAAGTCAGAAATAATAATTTAACAGGAGCCCTTACACATTTTAAGTCTAGAGTACAGAGAGCTGGTATACTAGATGAGTATAAGGAACGGCAGCATTTCACTAAACCTTCTGAGAAGCGAAGAGAAAAATTAAAAAGAGCTAAGTACAGATCAAAATCAAATGGCTAAGAAAAAGCAAGTAGAGTTAACTATATCAGACTTTACGGAAAATTTTCTTTATTTAGGTAATGAGCCTTTTTCCTTAGAAGATTATCCGCACATGAGGCGCATTTATAACAGTCCAGCCCAGGACATTGTTATGAAGTTTAGCCGTCAGTGCATAGTAGATGATCAGCCTATGGATCTTTGGAATGGCCAAACCAAAAAAGCTAAAAAGCTAAAAAAGGGGGACAAGCTAGTAACTCTAGATGAAGTCTCCCTTGTTAATAAAGTAAAACCTATAAAAGATGTTTGAGATAATGGAGAGCAGGAAAGCTTCCTTATAAAAACCTCTATGGGCCACAAAGCTCAAGTAACTTTTAATCACCCCTTTCTTACTCAACGAGGCTGAGTAAAAGCCGAAGACCTCCTCCCTAAAGATTTAATAGCTACTTCTCATAATAATGAGTGCGTGCTAGAGGAAAGTATAGAGCCCCCTAAAGCTCGTTTCAATGACATTAAAGGAAAGGTAAAAGCTTACGAACGTGGGGACCCTATATTCCCAGAGCTTTATAATTATAATCATACACAGTTAAAAGCTTTCATGCAAGCTATGTTTAAGTATGAAGGGCACGTAGGCATTTACGCTATAACAGCTAAAGTAACTCTTTGAGATTTAGACTGGATAAAGGCTATAGAAGCTATTCTTTTAAGATATAAAATTAAAAGTGAGATTTATTGGGAGCCTACAGGAGCTATAACTTTAGATGTAATAAACGCTAAAAGGTTTATTTTCACGTTTATAAAAGACTCTCCTTTAAAAAGACTAGAGCCGGTTTATGAGGAAATTGTTAAAGATTTCTATTATGATCCTATAGAAGAAATTAAACCTCTGGGACTTAAGTCTTCTACTGGCATAGAAGTCGAAGACACACACACTTTTTACATAGATCATCTAGCTACTCATAACACAGCTAAAAGTACTACACTAGCCAATATTATGATGTCCAGGGCTGTGATGCATGGCGATAGCGGCCAGCTTTACGTTAGCCCCTCCGTAGCTCAGACTCAGGAATTTAGCCGTTCTAAATTAGAGCCGGTTATCATGAATAGCCCTTTAATTTATAATCAATACGTAAGCCCTAAGTTAGTACAGAATGTTTTAAAAAAGAAATTCACTAATCAAAGCAGAATAGATTTAAAATACGCCTTATTAGACGCTAACAGGATTAGAGGTATTAGTGCTGACTATAACTATTTTGATGAAACTCAGGATCTACTTAAGGACGTTATCACTGTTATTCAGGAAACTATGTCAAGATCCCTTATTAAGAAAAATGTTTATGCCGGCACCCCAAAAAGAACTAAAGGAACATTAGCCGATCTGTGGTTCAGAAGCACACAGTATGAATACGCAGTAAAGAGCTCTGTAAGCGGGTATTGGAATATCTTAGGCCCTGATAATATAGGAAGAACTGGGCTAATAGATAAGAAAAGTGGAGAGCCTTTAGACCTTCGTATAGATAAAGGAGAATGGGTTAGCACTTACATGCATAATAAAGATAAGCCTAAATTAGAAGGTTATAGAGTTTGCTTATTACACTTTGCTCACTCACCTTGGGTTAAATGGGAGAGGGATGTTATCTATAAAATGGAAAACACTTCCACGGCTTTATTCTATAATGAAACCTTAGGGCTTGAGTATGATGCTGGAGCCATCCCTATAAGCAAGGATGAAGTTGTCCGAGCTTGTAACAGCCAAGTAAGAATGAAAGACGAACCTGATAGGGGCCAACTAGGAAGGTTAAGTGTTATGGGAATAGATTACGGACCTGTAAATAGTGACGCTTCCCATACGTGCATAAGTATAGTACAGGAAAGGGAGGGTAAAATGCAAGTAGTCTACGCTAAAAAGTTTTTAGGGAAGGAAGCAGACTACGCTTTTATACATAAAGAAATTCCAAGATTAATCAAAAAATGGAATTGTAGAGTTTTAGCGGCTGATTACGGTATGGGCGAAGCTCCTAATAGTGAATTCAGGGCCAGACTAGGCCCAGAAAAGGTTTTAGCTTTTCAGCACATCCATACTCAAAAAGAAATCTTTAAATATAATTCTAAAATGAGAGCTTTTACTCTTAACAGGAATTACGTTATGACCAAGTACTTTGATATGTTAAAAAGGGGGCATTTAAGGCTACCTCATTGGGGAGACATTTCTGATATAGCTCAAGACATAAGAAACGTAATCATAGAATTTGATGAAGTAAAAAACACACAGAAGTTTGTTAACACGGGGCCAGATGATTTTGTACACGCAACTATATTTGCTGTTATGTCCTTAATGTCTTTAAGCTCTAACAATTTAAACAAATTTTTATTATAATTTGACTCTAACGTTTACTTAAAATATATTTAAACATGATACAGCCGAAAGAACTGCAAAAACTAGGAGAACGAATCTCAAAAGACTTTTTAAATAGAGAGATCCCCTTAACTCAAGGGCTTGAAAAAGTAGCTCATGATAACGGTTTAAATCCAAATCAGATAGATAGAGTAGCTGAGACTGCTAATATAAAGACTCATTTAGAGTTTTTAAAGACAGCAAAAAATGAAGCTTATATAAATTTTAAATTAGCAGACCCTACTAAGGTTAAGACTCCTTTAGTAGTGAAGGAAGCTTCTTCCGAAGAAGACTACTTTACACCACCTGTAAAAGATAACGAGGACTTTTTAAAAGAAGCCTCGTTTTACGACTACGAAGAAGAAGAGCCTGTTAAGGACGAAAAAACCCTTTATAAGGAAGCTTCAATAAGAAGAGACCATGTAGACAAACTTAACAGAGATCTTTTAGACTTATCAGCCTCCCTAGAAAGGAAATTTAACCCCCTCTATTCTTTAACCAAACAAGCAGCTTTATCAGGAATCCCAGTGGACCACATACAAGCAGCTATATCAAAAGGGACTGGGGAACCTTTAAACGAATTTTATATTAAGAAGCTAGCCTCTCATTTAGAAAAAGATTTTATAGATTTCGATGCAGATGACTTAACAAAACACGCTTCTAGAAAAATAAACACAGCCAATCCTTTAGTTAAAGCTGCAAGAGAAGTAGCAGAAACGACGGTGGAACTACTAGAAAAGAAAGCTGAAATGGAAGAAGCTATCGAAAACCTAGGAGATCATTTAATAGAAAAACAAGCTAAAGAAAAAGGCTTAATTAGATGGGGGTGGGAAGGATTTACAGGATTACTAAGCTTTACAAAAAATAATCCTTACATAGCCTTGCCTACAATAGCGGGAACAGCTGGAACTATTTATGGAGCTAACAGAGAGAAGACTAAAAATACTAAATTAGAAAAGAAACAAATACCAGGAAGAAATAAAAGTAGGGCATTTTAAATGAGTAAAAAAGAGACTATAGAAAGAGCAGCAAAAATGACTATGATTAAAAGTGCAGCAAACGACTTTTCGTTTAAAGGAGTTTCTAAGCTTTTAGGAGTGATAGGAGCAGGTTTGATTATAAATCAATTTGTTAAAAAGATGGTTGAACATGCTGAAGATAAATATCTTGAGTATAAAGAGCCTGAATACTATGAAGCTATGATTAAGAAAAATAAAGAACTTCTTAAAGAGGACCCTCAAGAAGTAATGGATCTTTGGTCCACTCTTTATAAAAATAGTCCCTCATTGGCTCAAGATCCTATTGCAGCCGGTGGGTTTATAACTCAAAACGTTCAAATGAGACAAAGACCAGATATGGGCGGTCCTGCTTTACCTACTTACGAGAGCTTAACTAGTATTGAAAAAGATAAGAGAAATCTTAGAGACGCTCCTAAAGACGGTATGGCCGGAATGCTTGCAGCAGGATTTGACTTTTAATAAATGATTGATAAACTAGCAGAGTACGTTTACGGAGATAACAATAGTGAAGTTATCAAGTTTATTGACCTCTCCTCAAACGAGGGGCTTGAAAAAACTGCGTCCTTTGACGAAGACCTGCAAAGGTATATCAATTCCCTAGAAAGAGAGAACGGTTATTTATACGCTATAGTAAATGCGCTAAGTGCTGGAGAATATTACGGCCCCAATAGAAATGGAGACTATTTTCCAGAAGAAGCTTTAAAAGCTCATCACAGAACTTTTGAAGAATACGGCCATGTTTATAAGCATCACCAAAATAAAGATCCTAAAAAAGCAATGGGTAGGGTCATCTTCTCTAATTACAATGACCACATGAAAAGAGTGGAACTTGTAGTTAAACTAAAAGAGGATCACCCAGATGTTATTCAAATTATAAAAGAGTTGCTGCAAGGTAGACTGCCAAAAACTTCTATGGGGTGCAAAGTCCCTTATGACGTTTGCTCCATAACAGGCCAAAAAGCAAAGACTCGTAATGAGTATAGCCACTACTTAAAAAACATGATGGGGGCTATCCTAAAAGATGGCCGTAGAGTTTGTGCTTTAAATTTAAAGCCTAGATTTTTCGATTTATCCTTAGTTACTATCCCAGCTGATCCTGTTAGCGGATTTATGGCTTCCTTAGGGCTAGAAAAAGTAGCTAAAAATCTTCACCTTCCTATGCAACAGACGTTAGAAAAAACTGCGTCTTTTGTAGACGAACCTAAGGCGCCTAATGAATGATTAACTACAGATCCAAAAGGTCTTATTAAAAGCACTCAAGGAAATTTAAGTCAAGAAGCTATAGAGAAGCTAGCCCAATACCCTTTAAATGAAACCCTTAGCACCTTCCTCGGTTTAAGAATACTACCTAAAAAAGAAGACTTTCAAAAATTGGCTCTTTATTCTATGGGAAAAAGAGAAGACGCTGATTTATTAGAACAAAAAGGTGTTGTATTTGATTGTACGGCCGATTTTAAACAAGAGATACCAGATGATATAGGTATAGATTATTGTAATGAAAAGATAGCAAATGAAATAAAAGAAGAAATTCCTTCGCTAAGCTTGACAAAGACAAATATAATCAATAGAATTCTAGAGAAGAGGGCTGCTTTTATTCCCTTGGAACCTAGAGCACTTGGATTAAAACCTAACTCGTCTCAAGACCGAATTACAGAAAGATCTTTTATCAATAAACTTTTATTTGATGAGGAAGAGCAGCCTAAATTAAATCCTGTTAAGGACCCTTTTATACCAATGTTTGCACTTGGAACTTTATATGCCGGTTACGCTAGACTTTTTGGAGAGTCAGCTAATGTAGATGAATTTACTAGATTTATAGGAAAGCATCCTTGAATAGCTCCTATTGCAGCGGGCGGTATAGCTTACGGTATTAAGACCAAGCAAGAAAAAGATTTTAAAGATAGTCCTACTATGCAAATGGGGCATGTTCCCGGCACTTCTTATAATGAGTACACTAATCCCCGACCACCAGCTCCAAGACATTTAACAAAAGAAGCAGGAGTACCTCAATTTATAGGAACAATGGCAGTGGCCACTCCTTTAAGTTATTACCAAAGTGCGAAATTAGAAGAAAAGGCACAGAGAGGAGAACCTATAAGTGGGATGGAAAACGTAATACGAAAAAACCCTTTAGCCTCTGCTTTCACTACAAGTGTAGTAGGACGAAGTTTATATAAACAAATGAGAACTTCGGCCAAAGCGATTGCAAAAAAAGATGAAGGGGGAATGGTTAAAAAATGGTTTAAGAGTAAAGATTTAGATCCCAAAATTAGAGAATCCTTTACTACCAAAACAGCAGAAACTTTCGAGAAAAGATCAAATTACATGAGCAACCTGAACGAAGAAACAATAAATACAATCTATAACGAACTAACTTCCTAGGAGGTAATTAATATAATATGTCAAAACTAGAAGAACTTCTAAACGAGTTGGAAGGACAAGAGAAAACGGCTGAAGAAGTTTTTGCTTCGAAGATCTCAGAAGAAAGTTCTAAAGAGGAATCTGCAGAAAAAACAGCTGCAGACAAAGCCTCTGAGGAAGTTTCAAAAGAAGAAGCCGAAGCAAAATCGGAATCTGAAGAAAAAACTGCAAGTGCAAAAGAAGAAACACCTAAAAGTGCAGAAGCTTTAGCAGAGAAAGTAGCTTCAAAGAACGACGAAGAGCTTGTTAAGATAGCGAAGGACATGGGTCAAATTGCAGCGCATACTTTTTACGCTGAATTAGTAGCAATGGGCATTATGCCACCTACTAATAAAGATATCCCTGTTCCACCTATTTCAAGCGTCTCTATGCCCCAACAATCACCAGTGGTGATTAAAGCTGATGCGGAAGCACAGATGCAAGCTGGTCACGACGGCTATGACTTGCAGAATAATTACGCCCCAACTGATACAGGTAAGGCACAACAAGGACTTAACGAAGGGATGATGAAGAAAAAAGCATCCTTAGTAACCACAGAATTTTTAACTAACTTTTATAATAAACTTAATTCGGAGGAGAATTAATAAATGAGTTTAATGGACACATTTAACAGAATGAGAGACGAAGATGCGCAACTAACTAAAGAGGCGCAGGAAACACCTCAAGAAGAAGTAAACGAAGAAATGGAACTAATCCATAAGTATGCCTCATGGGCAGACGAAACTCTTCTTTCAGAGCATGGAGAAGGCAACTATAGCGAGGAAGATGTTGAAAAACTAGCCGAAGCTAAAATGGAAGCCGACGCCGAAGAACTTTACCAACGTGAAAAAGTAGCAGAAGCTTACGAAATGGGACAGATTATGTACCAAGGGTTTAAAGCTGCAGCTAGCGAAGACGCAGAGTAAATTAAATGTCTAAAGAAAGTCTAACCAAAAGAGCTGCCTTAGCAATAAGGACTCTTAACAGGGAAAATAAAAACCTAGAAAATAGGATAGAGGAGCTCTCGGGCCAGCTGCATAAAACAGCTAAGGTTCATGAGCTTTCCCTGCGCTTTATGAAAATAGGAGCGTACCCTGTGGAAGACTTTGAAGATCAATATAATAAGTTTCAAGAAAAAAGTTATGAAGAGCTTGAAACTTTTGAAAAAGCAGCCGAACTTATAAGTGACCCCAAATTCTCTTTTGAACTTGGGACTTTAAGTGACGAACCTGCTGAAGGTGGCGGGTCACCAGAATCCCGTTTTATAAGAAATATATTAAACGAATTTTAAACTAAAAAGAGGATAAAAAATGCTTCGATTATTAACAGATCTAAACGAAAATGCTCGTTTTGATGCAGTTGCAAGTACTAGTCTTTTAAATTCAGGAGAAGCCGTTACAGGATCTTTCGTTGTAAAAAATGAAGATGAATTTGACTGGCCTACTGATGGAGATATTGGTGCTGTGCAAATCTGGACTGGGTCTTATAGAGACGGTACTTCTAATTTCTCGCCTGATGCTAGCGCAACCGGCGTCACTAGACTTACTGCACTTTTAGGCAAGTACAGAGCTTTAACAGACCAGTTCACTGGTACACCTACTGCTGGTACCCCACTTAAGGTTGGGACAGATGGAAAGCTTGCAGAAACTACTGCCGCAGACGGCGATGCAATAGCTTATTGCACCAAAGCTTCACACACACTGGCCCACTTACAAAAAGATCACTCAGTAATTGAGTTCTTTAAACTTTAATAGGAGGTAATTATACAAATGAGTATAGACGCAAAAACAATTAATGACGTATTTCTTAAAAGGTTAGACACCAACGAAGGAATGCAAAAAGTAGCTAACGAAGGCGCAGCTTTTGTTAGAGACAGACTAAGAGAAGTCTCGTTTGCGAGACAAATCTTGCCACCAATGTACGTTAGCCAGGCAGACTTACAGGTTTCTGTAAATCATGACGGCGTAGTTAAAATTGTAGAATTAGAGCCAGACTCTAAGGCTATGTTAGTAAACTTCCGCGGTAAGCCAACTACTAACTACATCGAAGGTAAAAGAATCGAACTACCTTTCCACGCCATTTCTTCTGAAGAATTTCAGAAGACTGAAGAAGAACTACTTGCCTACAGAATGCCTTTAACACAGGTAATCGAGCAGAATAGTGTTCTTGACATTCAGAAGATTGAGGATGAAGCTTTCCTAAACCACGTTGACGCAGCTATCACAGCTTCAAGCAACGCGATTACAGGGAATTACGACGGTACAACCGACGCAGTACCAGAGAAGAAAATCAGAGAACTCTTTGATCAAATCGACGGTAAGCAGCTTCAAACTGAAACCTTGCTTATGGATAACAAAATGTTCAACAGACTTATTGTTAACAACAATACTCAAGGAACATTTGGACACGGAGCTCTTAAAGGAGAAATCGCCATTAATGGATTTAAGTATCCTACACTTTATGGCCGTAGAATCATCATTTCTAACAAGACAGACTTGCTAGCAAATACGATCTACTCCTTCACAGCACCAGAATTCTTAGGCGAGTTTTGTATCCTTAACGATACTAAGTTCGACATAGATAAGAAGAGAAACGTAGTAACTTTCTCAGCTTACGAAACTATTGGTATGGTTATCGCCAACACCAAATCAGTTGCTAAGCTTACTTTATCTTAGTAGATAAGAAAGATTAAAATCTTAAGGCGCTCTTGGTTAAGAGCGCCTTTTTTATTATATTAAACCTATGACAGATATACTACATTTAGAAATAAGCGGAAGACAGCAAGGAAAGACGACCAGATCTTTTAATAAGGCTCTACAAGAGCATTATAAAACTAAAAAACCTATAGTTCTTATAGACCCTTTTAGGACTGGAAGTAAAAGAGTTTATTACCATTATTTGCCTCTATCTTTTGACAAGAAGTATTTTAATGTAGCCTCAGGCGCTAGAGGGGAATTAAATACTGGCTCTTTTAAAAAAGGAAGCATAGTAATTATAGATGAGTTTGATTTTATAAAAGAGTGGCAAAGAGTTTTTGGGGCTATTATATCTTTGCAGCCTTCCCTTATCTTGGCCAATACTTCTCCATCCTTTATAAGAACTAAGGAAAGCGTAGAAGCTTATAAAAGAATGGAAGAAGTAGATCCAATATTAGAGTTGATAAGTATTTGCCTTGAAGAAAACTACACAAGAAACTTCTGGGTAGAGTCTTTAAATCAAAATTACGGAAACACAGATAGAGCTCTTACAGAAATGGGAGTCTTTTATAAGGGAAAGAAGAGGACCCCAAAAAACAAGCATCTTTTAAAGTCTATGAAACCATAGGCGAGCCTCAATATAATCCTATTCTTGAAAAGTTCAATTTTTCATGGACAAATTAAGGGAAACCTAGTCTTTAAATTTAAATTGACTAAGCCTTAAACATAGTTTATATTAAAAGTAAAACACTTAAGAGTAAATTATGTCAGGCAATATTATAGTAGAAAGCGTACCAACCGAAGATCAGCCTTATGTAGACCGTACTAGATCTTACATTCAAGACACTGCTGTTAAAAACGATTTGGAGGGTATAGAGGAAAGCACAGATTTAGAGATTTATTACGCTTTAGACGACACCTTAGGAGAACTCAGCTACGAGTTTGGCCCCCATGACATGGTATTTAATTCCTTTAGCGAAGTCCCTTTAAGGCTCTTACAAACAGGAGCTATGCTAAATATACTAGTAAGCAAAGGCTTACTCTCAGCTAGAAATACTCTTACTTATACAGATCAAGGAGGCGTAACCATTCAAGATCAAGATCAATATGGAAGGTATACTGTGTTTTATAATATGGTAATTAATCGATATAGGAACGCAGCCCAGTCTTGGAAACGAAGTAAAAATATAAATGGAGCCTACGGAGGGGTACATTCCGAGTATTTAAATTTATAGATGATAGAGCTTAAAAAGTTAAAAATAGAGCGCAACTCTCCTGATCACTTAGACGTCTCCTGAAGCTTTAAAGACACTTTAGAGGATTTAAGCGATTACAGCATTTCTTTGTACCGGAGTGAAGCCCCCTCTAATGATTTAACGGACTACGATTTAATAGACAGCGGTCTTGAATCTTCAATGCCTTTTTTTGAAGATAGCGGGGTTGATGGCTTAAGAACCCACACAAGAGATTGGTACTATAAAATCAAAGTTAAGAATACAAGCACTGACGAGGAAGAAATACAACCTGCGCAAAGCTATGCCTATGTAAACGATGAAGCCCCTGATCGTCGCTGGCTAAAAATTGTTAAATTAAAGAAATTAGCTCTTAAAAAAGACAAGGCAGGAGTCGATTTTATTTTACTTAAAAAAAGAACTTGAGGACAAAGGTGTGCAGTATCCTGGGACAGCACTTTATTTAAAAGAAATGGAAACACTTGTGACGACTGCAATTGCTGGGGAACAGGGTGGAGAGAGGGCTTTTTCAAACCTATACCTTTTAGAGGCACAAAAAGAACTGAGCCCAAATATAAAGATATTTTAGTTTGAGGAGAATATTACCCAAGTGATAGCGTGCTTTACACTCTACCGACACCTATTTTAACCTCAGGTGATGTAGTAATTGACGTAAAGAAAGATTTAAGGTATCATATACAAAGAGTAAGACCAGTAGAAATGCTAGGAGTGCCAATAGAGCAGCAAGCGCAGATTTCTCTAGCTCACCCAGATGACCAAATTTACGAATATAACATTGAGGCTTATAAATAATGAGTACTAAAAAAGATATTATAAAAAAAGTAAAACGTAAGCCTTCCTCTTTAGAAGAAGACTCTGTCATACGACAAATAGAAGAAGAGCTAAGACGTAAGGCTCAAGAAAAGGAAGGGGGGGCTAATAATGTTTAAAGTAACTCCATCCCTTAGGGCTAAATGAGTATTTCTTTCTTTTTTACAAACGTTTTTTTCTAATCATTCTAAGTACACTTGGAATGAAGACTTAAGAAAAACAGGGATAATTATAACTGATAAGTATTCTACTGAACTAGGAGTGGCAGCTAAAAGACCTTCTATTATTCTGGACAGAGGAAATTTTTCATGGACAAATACTACCCGAAGAGAAGCTTTACCTAATAAAAACAACGGAAGTTACTTACACCAGACTATAGGTGGGACCCGTAAGTCTAATCATAATATAACTGATATATGAAGAGGATCTTTGACTTTTATGTGCATGTCAGACAACTCTTTTGTTGCTGATGAGTTAGCAAACATTTTATTTTACATTTTACTAGCGTATAAAGAGTCTTTAAAGACTAAAGGAATACAAGATTTAGAAGGGCCAAGACTAGGACAAGAAAGTACTGTAAGGCTACAAGCTCAGGGCCAGGAAATAGTAAATGTACCGGTATCGGTAGGCTTTAAAAAAGCAGAGACGCTTTCTTTAAGCGATAGACTTTTTAATTGTAGGGTTTATGACTCAGAAGGAAACGAGTACTTAGAGAACCATGATTTTGTAGTACAGAGTGAGGGTACCCAGATTCCGCTTCTATTTGACCCACCAGAAGGCCAAACTTACTCTATTGATTATATAGATGCAGTGACTTTAAACATTATTACAGGAGCAGACTTGACTTCCACCGAAGGAAATAATAGATTATATACAGTACCAGATAACGGAAAAATTTACGGGTATTATAAAATACTCAGTTCGATAGAATTTTACAAAGAAGACAGTAAATGAATTCAAACATAGAATTAGAAAAACAAGCAGCACTTTTTGACTCTATATCAAAGGGCGTAAAAGCTTTAGCTAAAGGCGAGAGGACGAATCTAGGTAAATTTTTTAGGACTACTAAGCTTAAATATCAAAAAGGAGGTGCTAAAGGAGCTCTAGATTATATGGAGTCTTTTAAAAACCCTCAACACGCTTTAAGATTAGGTAAAAATTCTAAAGGAACTGTAAAGGGGGACCCTGTAAGATCATTTGGGGAATCTAAAGGTTCAAAAATAGCGGACGAAGATTTAATTCAAACAAGGCCGATGCAGAACACTGACCCTTCTTTAAGCAGGGGAATTAGAACATCTCTTGGTAACACTGCAGCTAACTTAAATATTCTTATGAAAGATTTAAAGGGCAAAGGTTTATTTAAAGGGACTGGGCAAGTTATTAAAAACACAGGAGAGCTTGTAGGTAGACAAATTAAAGGAGATGTTCATAAAGAAGTAAGCGTACTGGGAAGCAAAGCAGTGGGCCAAACTAGTGGAGACGTTTTAGTTAGAAAAAACGGAAAAGATTACATTAAAAGTAAAACTTCCTGGTTACCGGACAGGGAAGTTCAAGGAAAAACAGATAGGGGAACCTATTTAATTAAAAAAAGAAAAGCAATGCAACCTGTGTCGGTAGCTCTTGGAGTAAACGGCTTAGGCGTAGCAGGGCTTAGTTATGCAGCCAGTGAGAAAAAAAGTAAAGCTGGAAAAGCAGGGGAAGCAGCTATGGAGGCTGGGTTATTCTCTGTATCACCGCCAGTGGGCATGGCTTCTATCCTTCTTAGAGGGGATAAAAAGAAAATTAAACAACAGCCAAATATAAAAAAATTACAACAAAATAAAGAGGAATTAAGATAAGATGGCTTATTCAAGACCTGGAGTTACAGTAACCCAGAAACAAAAAACACAAAGCTTTCCTTTACCAGAACCAACATTAAAATCTTGTGTCATTGGCCCAGGATATTTTTACTTGGATCCGGATAGTGAGGAAGCAACATACGGAACAAATTACACAGGATCTGAGCTAGTACTCAGCGGAGAGAATTTTTCAGACTACAGGGATTACGTAGACAATACGGTTTCAGTAGAATTGTATAAAGTATCTGGATCGGATAAAAACCAGAGAACTCAATTAATTAAAGATACAGACTTCACAGTAAGTGGAGAAGATATTATCATAAGTGCAGATTTAGCAGGGTTTACAGGTACAGCAGATAAGGCTAGTGTAAGAGTTAGTTATCTATCTTACCGTACAGATCTAGAAGACAGCTTTAAGTTGGTAACTTCAAAAGATGATATTGAAAGCGAAATAGGGGCACCCTACACCTTTAATCCTTTAGCTTATGCAGCTAAGTTAACTATGGATAACAGTGGAAGAGCCACTAATATTCTGGGAGTGGCTCCTAATGCAGGAGGAGAGGATTTCACAAACGCTAAAGAAGAGCTAGAATTACATGAAGTGTATGCTTTAGCTCCTTTGACTAGCTCTCAAGGTAGCGTATTTAAGGCTCATGTGGAGCAGATGTCCTTACCTCAAAATAAGAAAGAGCGTATAGTCTTTACCTCAACTAAGTATGATGGATATACAGCAAACGCAGGTAAATCCGAAAAGCTTGTTAGCGCACAAGAATTACAAAATACAGCATCCCTTATAGGATCCAAGAGATTTTTTGCAATTCACCCAGACGGTTCTTGGATCTCAGAAAGAAGGCACTTAAGCACCCTAGGAGTAGATTTCTTACAAGCTATTTACGGAGCCTCTTTTGATCTTTTACCTAAATTCAGTGGACCTATCGATGTTGTAGTAGGAAATACTACTTATAGATACAAAAGAGGAGACACCATTACAGCGGAAGCTCTTCAGAATTTAAAAGATTCTAAGAACGATACTTACGCTATAATGGAAGTTTTAGCCCCTGTGCCTGGATACTTCTTTGCAGCAGCTTTAGCAGGGCAAGTAGCGGGCAAAGCTCCTCAAACTCCTTTAACAAAAAGGGGATTAGTAGGAGACTTTAGTGAGCTTTACAGAAGTAACAATTACTTTTCTGAAGACGCTTTAGATATTATAGCGGAAGGAGGTAATTGGATCTTAGTAGATAAAGGGTCTGGGGCTATAGAGAATAGGCACCAACTAAGTACGGATACTACCACTATTGAAGCCAGAGAGCTTAGTATAACTAACCAGTTAGACTTTGCTGCTAAGTTTTTAAGAGAGCTAGCAGAACCTTTAGTAGGAAAATTTGTTATAAACGATACCTTTATAACTAACTTTAAAGCTGCAGTAATAGGTGGCGCTGATACTTTAGTAGAAAGGGGCTTTATAAGAGCTCTAGACATTTTAGAAGTGGTTCAGGACGATGTAGAACCTGACAATGTGAAAGCAGCTGTCGAAGCTACTGTTCTTTACCCAGTAAACAAAATTAAATACACAATTATATTTTAATAGAGGATAAATAACAGATGGCATCATTTAGAAACTTAACACAGTGGAGCAATAACTTCACCAAAAACGACCACGTACAACCCACTGAAACAGATGGAGGGGCAGGAAATTTCTTATCCGGAGAGAGCGCTGTAATAGTATCGGGACCGGAAAAGCTAGTAACCGGCACCGGCACCGATTCAAATACGGATAAACTAATTCCGATTGGGCTAGTCCAACAGGCTCAATTAAGCCAGAATAAGCAAATAAATCAGGTTCTAGAGATAGGGAGCAGTGTTCCCATATTTATACCTGGGAGGGTAAGCGTAAACGCGTCCCTTAGTAAGATCTTAT